GGCGTACTTCCGCATCATCACCTCGCGCTTCATCTCCACCCGCCCTGCTGGAGTTTTGTTGTAACACTTGCAGCAATAGATGGGGTTGCGCGTGTTCTTACCGCAGCTGTAGCAAAGCCGCTCATTGATGTTCAGTGAAACTTGAGTCATGAAAAGTGAACGTCAGAGACATCTTTGATTAGTTCAAGCCCCCAATTAGGGACATGTTTAATTGCACCGACAGAGATGATTGTCTCCACCGAAAAGAACAGAAAGTCGCAGTCCAAGCATTTACGCTTTCGCACCTTCTGTTTATGCGTGCTGTTACGAGTTAGAACAACACGGGTGCGCTTACTTTCAGCGCCGCAGTAGGGGCAGTTCATTCAAGCCAGCTCCACGCTTGCCCGTTGCAGATGCGCCAGGCGTGCTTCTCATCAACATCAAACTCGAAAGCCAGTTGCCTGTAAGACCAACCGTCTTTCCGCAGCTGGCGCATTTTGCGAACCAGCTCGGGCGTTAGAAGTGCGGCGAAATTTTCCTCGCCGCGTTTGAACTTGACTCCTTCGGGCATTTGGTTAGTCATTTGAGGGGATTACTTTTCGAGGTAAGCCTCAGTAGCCATCCGGTTAATCAGGCGGTTCAAGTACCACTGGGCTTTTCGAGCGTCCTCGTAAGGATCGTTCTTCAGCCACATACGACTCAAATACTTGATAACCTGCCATTGAAGGCCCCCAAGCACTGGATCGGGCGCGGCCTTCACCCAATCTTCCAAGACCTCAATCACCTCCGTCTTCCCAGCTGTGTAGTGGGCCGGTGAAGTTACAGGATCATTCGACATGTTTCCAAGTTTTGTGTTTACGGATGGCGCTGATGGCTGATCTACTGATGCCATACCGGCGAGCGAGATCTGCACCTGAGATTGACGTGGATCGAATAAATCGGACATCCGATTCCAGCAATGGTGTCTGATGGTGAGCTTCTCCTGTAGGAGGTGCTGGGACAACATTACGCTTAGCCCTTACAGCATCTGCATTGTTGTCTGCGGTCGTGCCAGGTAAAAGATGGCTCGGATTGCAACAAAGTGGGTTATGGCACATATGCCTAATACATTGGTGCGAATCCAGAGGACCAAAATGTATTTCCCACGAAAGCCTGTGGGCTTTCAGCGAATGTCCCCTGTCATTTAGTTGACCATAACCACCTCGTAGAGCTACGGAACCAGTCCATGGCCAACACTGGTGATCTTGCCGTCGGTACACATATTTGTGCCAACGATCTACAACTGATTGAGGCAACATAGGGTTCATCATCCTTTAGAGGCTTGAACTGACAGATCGCCTTGGTAGCGCCCGGTCACTGAATAGTCCTTATTCGGCAGGAGTGACATCTTGTGGAACACAATCTGTCCGATCCGCATACCTGGCCACAGCGGAAGCGCGTGAAGCATTCGAGCATTCACGAGTTCGAGCGTGAGGCGGCCCGCATAGCCAGGATCGATGTACCCGGCCATAAGGTGTTCGATCCCTTCTCGCGCCCGACTGGACTTAAGCGCGAGCTGCCCCGCAACACTTACCGGGACCTTGAACTGCTCCAACGTTTCCGCCAGTACGAACTCGCCTGGCTGGAGCATGAAAGGCAGTTCCTTCGAGTGCCCCGCGATGGAGAAAGGCGCTAGCTCGGCAGTCTGCGGCATCTCGATCATCAAGTTGTTGCCAAGCCGCACGTCCAAGGAAGCTGGATTAACCAGCTCCTGGTCGAACGGCTCAACAAGTCCTTTCCGAGCGAGGGTGTAAATCTCGTAGTCAGGGAGCAATCCTCCGCTCACGCAATTTGCCTCCAAGTAACACCTCGCACGGCGTAGTCCAGCGTGCAAAAACTGACACCTAGCTCTGCCGCCATGTTTTTTAGAGAACAGCCACGACGCGCCTTCGGCTTGTAAAGCGCAATGGCGCAAAGAACCTGCTCTTCTGTGAGACGAGCCCGTCCGTTGGTCGAACCGTGTTTGGCTTGCTCTTCTGAGCTTTGCCACGCGCAGTTGCCGTGTTCGTAGTCGCCCCTGTCGCCGAAGCGTCCAAGAGTCGTGCCCGGAGGCCGCTGCCCCATGTCCTGAAGAAAGCCCTCAAAGGACTGCCACTCAGGACAAACGCGAACATTTTTGCCCCCGTAGTGCTCGAAGCGAATATTTTTCGCATTGGAGCAGCGTTGGTGCATCTGTAGCCAACTCCTATAGGTAGGTGTCCCAGAGAGGCCGTGAGTCAGGTTCCACTTAGCCATCAGGCTTTGGCTTCCTGCTGGAGCTGGACGTGCTTCCAGGTCTTACCCCACTTGATGCAGTTGATGGTGGTGATGTGAACGCCAAATTCCTTGGCGATCTTGGCCACAGACTTAGTCCCAGAAGCCAACTGGCGCTTGATCTCCAGCACCTTGGCATCAGTCAACACCGACACACCACGCCGTCCCTTGCGGCTGGACTTAGGAGTCTTGCCTTGAGACTTCCCGGTGGTCTTGGTGATTGTTGGAGTGGCGTTATCAAGCACCACGCTGGTGGAGCTATCAAGGATGGATTGAATCTTTTTCAGCGCGTGGGTCAACTCCAGGTGCTGAGAGTCGGAAAGGATGTGCATGTTCATTGGTCAGAACGCGAGCAGTGTAGTAGAGGAAAGCCCGATTAGGTGTCTAGTTCGAGCTTGATCGCAGCTTGGAAATAACCTGCAACCTTGATCCGGCGGTAAACATGCCCGCCTTCCTCTGACTGTTTATTTTCGATGGCGTCATAGGAGTGACGCGCCTCGTTCAAAGCAGCCAAGGTTTCGATATTGAGCAGGTTGATCTCCTGATCAGACAGCTCAGATAGCTTGTCCAGATAGACCGTCTTCCCGTTCAGAAGGTACGAACGGTAGAACGGCATCATTGAAGTGTCAGTCATGTAGATCCAGTTCCAGTCAGCCGAAATAGTCCTTGCACTTCTGTGCAAGCCACTCATCGTATTCGGCGGGCGTGGAAAACTGATCTTTGAAGCAGTCCGGCACCGAAGTGCTGGGTCGGCGCGGCTGGTTGTGTAGCTCGCGCATGTCGTTCCAGTTGTAGCCACGGGATTGGCGGTAGTAGTCGGCGTACCAGTCAGTCATGCGAAAAAGTTGGGGTCTTGTTGTTTCAGCCGGGTGAGATCGGCAAGTCTCAGTTTGAGAATCTCGTGGATAGCAGCGCCGGCCAGTTTGCTGGAGCAGATTGTCTCGCTGGTGGCGAAGACGTAGATGAGGTGGCGATAAAGCTGGGTCAGGGTGCGAACCTTGACCCAGTGGGTGTCGCCGGGGATTGGCTCGGTGCCGTACTCAAACGTGTCGTAGTCGTCATCATTGCGCGGATCGCAAAACGTTATAAATCGTGCGTTGGGTAACGCCGAATTTTTTGGCGAGCTGGCGCTGTGAAACTCCTCCACGGTGGTACTCCGAAACGATTGCTGTTTTGTCCTCCTTAGATAGTTTGGCCTTGTTGTGGCCATACACCAAGTTGCTGCAGGCCACGTTGTGTTGAGTAGTACACCATTCCAAGTTGCATACGCGATTATCCGTTTTTATGTGGTTGATGTGGTTTACGACTGCTCCGGTCGGCTCCAGCCATGCTTCAGCTACTGCCCTGTGTACATAAGTGGTTTTTCCCTTACGTCCAGGCTTAAAGGTGTAGTAGCCCATCTTTGACAGATACGGCTTGAGTACACCTCGCGGACCCTTAATGGAACCTGTGTTTGAGGCGGAGTAACCAGGACAACTAGGGATGGACTTCCACTCGTGCATAGGTGTGGCGTAGCAGGTCTTCAGTGTACCGTACAGTCGTCGTAATCGTTGGCGTTACGGAGATCCCGCGCCTCACTCGTCGGGATCAATCGGTGCCCAGTCATCGACTCGTTCGGCGATGAGCTTGCAGAGTTCTGCATCAGTTGCCGGGATCAGGTCTTCATCCGAAAGGTAGAAGGAGCCTCGGCACAAGGCAGAGCCGTACTCTTCTGGATCCCATTGCGTTGCGTGGTGCGTAAGAACCACCTGGTCAACAACAGCAGTGACGCGGACGAGGCCATCGGGATCAAATTCGAGACTGTCAATTTCAAGTACCCGGCTCACTTGCTTTCCTCCACAACAGTCTGGTCAAGAGTGAGCGAGTCCATCCACTGATACCAGCTCATATTTAGGAATTGTTCGAGGTCTTCCAGCTCTTCCAAGCGCTGGATGTCGAAGGCTGGGTCGATGGTGCCGCGAGATTCGATGTCGGCGATTGTCTGCTGGAGCCGGTGCTTAGCCCATTTGACGGCGTAGTACCAGACGCTGAGTTTTGTGTTGTCAACTGGAGTGTGCGTTGTCATGTACTTCAATAAAAAAGAGCAGGCCATTGCTGACCTGCCCATAGGTTTACACAGAAAGAGCCAGCGGTCAAGGGCTGGAGCAGCTAGCTTTGGGACTCGAAACCTTTCTTGAGGGTCTCGAAGCGTCCGCCGACGGCAGGCGACGGTGAGGGCAGGACTGCTCCGGCAAGCTGCCCACCTGCCACCCAATTAGTCGGGAAGCTGCAGAACTGCTTGGCGCAGCAGCTCGAAATCAGCCGTCATCTCGTCTGCGGTTGTGTGGGCGTTGGCACTGAACCGGCCCAAGGCTTGGAGCGCAGGTTGTTTCAAGCTGGGCGTTGAAGCGGGGGTGATGTCTTTCCACTCCGTGCCAGTCCATATCTGCAGGCGGTCGTACCAGCCTCGATCGCCTTTGGCGAAGCGCATCTCGCTTTTGTTGAGTTCAGTCATTACTTAAAACTTTTTAAGTTAAGTGGGGCCGCCTTCTGGGCTATCTGCCCAACGCGCACCCCGGTTTCTACTCTTGCACACCTAGGGCTTCGGGCTCGTACTGGGTCAGCACGGCCACGTCCGCACCCTGCCGAAGCGCCGTCCCAACGATGTAGTGGAACTGGGCTT